AACTATTAAGTTAGATGAAAAGCACTTTGCTGGACTTGTTCATGATGATAAGATCCAGGCATTGCAGTATGTATTAACACTTAAGAACGCTCTTGAAATGGAAGGTGCAATTGTTTTAGTCACTAGAGAGGCAGTCAAGCAGTGACTATCTTTATATCAATTGCTAGTTATAGAGATCCAGAATTGGAAAGAACCATTCATTCTGCTCTGGATAATGCAGTAAATCCACAAGATTTACATTTTGGTGTAATGCTTCAAGAGTTTGAAAGATTTGCACCAGATTTATCTTGGGTTCCAAACCTTACGCTAAACACTATACATCCTAAGATGGCAAGAGGTGCTGGGTATGCAAGAGCACAAATTGTTCCAATGTATTCTGGACAAGACTACTTTCTTCAAATTGATTCACATACAATATTTGAAAAGAACTGGGATCAAATTTCTATTGATCAATATAAAAAAGCACAAGATATATCAAACAACAACAAGATAATTCTTTCTTACTTTCCTCCTCCATTTTATGTAGAGCCAGATAAAACGATTAGTATCATAAAGAACTCTAAAACACAACTGCCATATGCTACAAAGCAAAAGCCAATGCTTACAAAACGTGGCGAGTGGACTGCAGAAAGAGTTAAGTTAACAAATAAAAATCTTCCAGAGCAATCAACAACTATCTTAGCAGGCTTTGTATTTTCTAAGGGAGAACTTATACAAGAAGTTCCATATGATCCAGAGATTAGTTTCTTTGGTGAAGAACTATGTTTTGCAATAAGGGCCTGGACAAGGGGCTGGGATATTTATTCCCCATGTGTAACAATTGCATATCATTTTTATATGCGTGAAGGATATAGCAAGGTTTGGAAAGATAGGAACCTTAGAGAAATATCATGGAAAGAGTTAGAGGTTATTTCTAAGGAAAAGCAGAAGCGTGTTCTGTGCGGAATAGAGGGCGGTATATGGGGAGCAGGGTCTATTAGAACTATTGCTGAATACGAGAAACTAACAGGCTTAGACTTTAAAAAAATGTATAATGCTAGCAGTGATACAATAGTAGTAAGAGAAAAGGAATAGAATGAGGATAGCAGTTATAGTACTTAGTTTATTTTCAGTGTCATTTGCTATGGCATATTTTTCTGTACTAAAAAGGCTTGAGGTAATTACCAAGGCATTTGCACAGTTAGTTGTTCTTAACTCTACTATTCAAGAAGCATTTGAATCAAACATTCAGTCCCCAGTAAGCAAAGAAGATCAAGACATACATAAAGAAAACTTTATTAAGTTTCTTTCTGATTCTCGTGATTGGGCATTTGAGTATATTGAAGATGTGCAAACACAATTAGAGACTTTTGTTAGAGATATTGAACCAGAGATTATGTACTTTGATGAGTATGGACTTGTTGGAGATGCCTATCCACACTACCACTCAATGAAAAAAATATCTGCAGCCTATAAAGATTTAAAGAAGTTGCTTCCAGAGGAAGTCGATGATAGACGCTAGAGGCATCCCAACTTGTGAGTGCCCAAGTTGTGGTGGTACATTGTTTAGAGCCCTAGTTTCTTTTGATTCAAGCACATATATGGTAGGAATGTATCATCTAGATATACAATGCCACGACTGTGGTGCCCTTTGTACAGCACCAACACCTGTAGACCACCCTGAGAATCCAAGCCAAGATCATGGAATGAAAGAATGATTGTTCCAAAATTAAAAAAATTTGAAGACAGTATTAGATATGATTATGCAGTTTGTGAAATAGAAGAGTGCGTTGATGAAGCAAAAATACTTGCCATGACAGAAACAAGATACGTAGACTTCTGTGAAAAACATCACAGAGAATATATAGTGGGGAACAGATGAAAGATATTATATTATCAATAATAACAGGTTTTGGATGTGGCATTGTATTTGCTGCATTCAAATTGCCAGTTCCAGCACCGCCCGTTTTTGCGGGTGTTGCAGGTATCATAGGCCTATGGGCTGGCTACTACATACTAACGAAAGTTATATCCTAGGAGGAAAAATGAACGAACAAATTAAAGCAGTACTAGCATCATACGGACGATCAGTTCTTGGTGCAGCAACTGCAATGTACGCATCTGGTGTGACAGATCCAGAGACATTGGCTTACTCACTACTCGGTGCACTAGTGCCCGTAGTCTTAAGAGCAGTCAATCCATCAGACACGGCATTCGGACGTATGCCTGCCGAGTCAGACATTGAGGCAGCACTAAAGAGTGCTAAGGTTGTTAAGAAGGCTGCTAAGAAGAAGCCTGCTGACAAGAAGTAAGTTTATCTTACATAGAAGGGCGGGTCTTCGGACCCGCTTTTTTATTTCTCTAAAATATCTAGATACTTTTGTTTTAAGTTTTCTGCAGCAAAGTTATTCATGGCAATTTCAAAAGCCTGCTTTTTTTCTTCAATCTTAGACTTTTGTTTCATATAATCATCCACAATTCTTGCAAGATTTTTAGGGTCTGCATTATGTACATCAAGGACTGCTCTAGTTTTAAGTATGCCAATTTTGTTAGACTTTGCTAGCCATTCTTGAGGAAGAATTGTGTTGTTTGGAGATATGTCTGTCATAAATACTGGAAGCCCAGACATAAGCGCTTCGTTCATAGGCAAGCATAGTCCAGCATATCTTCTTGGCAATATCATTGCATCAAAGCCATCATACATATCTTCACGGCTTTCCGAATCTCTATGATCTATTACCAATCTTGGATCATCGCATTTTATATCTAGTGGTGTCTGTGTTCTAATTACAACCTGAAAATTTTCTTCTGCATACTTAAGCATATCTACTACAGACTTTGTACCATTTCTATCTTCAGAAGCAGCCTTTCCTCCAATATGAAGTATTCTATTATGATTTTTAGAAAGATTATTCTCTCTTACTTTATTAAACAATGTGTGATTTGTTGGCGGCGGTAGATAGGTAACATTAGTTTTACTACCAAATAACTCAGTCATATGATCAAAATTCCATAGACTGGGCCCAAGAAATACATCTGGTAAAGCAAAATCAGATCTATTTAAATGATCTAAGTACTCATAGTTATATTGCAATACAGTCTTAACTCCAACACGTCTGGCAAGGTCTATAAACTGATTACTATAAAATGTTTCACAGGTTAATACAACATCTAATCCACGAAGAAAAGATGTTATGTCTCCATTTCTAGGAAATCCTCTAACTGGCTGTATATCATATCCGTTATACCATTCTGGATGTTGCTTATTCTTATTAAAAGATATTGAATTAATAAGCATAATCTTTGTTGGATTAAGCATGTTTACAAGTTCTCTTGTCTGGTTGCCAAGCCCACTATTATCTGATCTTGCAATAATTCCTAATCTCATTCAGTTAATCCCCATGCCTGGTCATCAGATGTAAATTTTCTACCACCTTCACGTCCATCTAAATGGTAGGAACGTTTAATGTCACCCTCTGGATGATATATCCAAAGTTTATGTTTCATCCATCCATCATCTTGAACAACTCCATGAAACTTATCTTCAATAAAAGTTTTTTCATCTGAAACTCGTAAGACTTCCTCACGATAATAATCAACACGAGATAGGTGTGGTCTTTGGCTCCATTGAATTGTTTTTAAAAAGTTGCCCCTTTTCTTAAGCATTAGGTGGCTATGGTCTGGAGGAATTGATGCTTCAAAGTGAAACCTAATTGTATTTGCTTTGCCAAACTCCAACATATCTAAGCACTCATCCCAGTGAATATGTCTGTCACCAGTAATAGGAGCGTCTCCTTCAACATAAAGCATCAAAGGTGTTTTAATTAAGTCTATTGTTTTTTTCATCATAGTTGTCTGATGGCTGTGCTCATCAAAAATAATTGGCAAAACATTTTTCCATTCATGCAAGCACTTCCAAAGAACACGACTTTTAAACTCATCGTAATCTGCTTTTCTGTTTAATCTTTCTTCACGTAGACCATCAATTTGCAGGATGATTTCATTTTCTGGAAAATGCATTCTAACTTCTCTAATAGTTTCATCAAGAACTCTTGTGTCTGGATGGCTTGGTAAAATAGAAGTTACCATAACAATTGTTACATCGTTCTTATTCATTTACCTGCTCCATAATCTTTATAGAAAAATCTCTTTTATATTTAATCCACCACGATACAACCTTGTGCATATTATTGGGATAATCACTAAGTAAATTAGGAACAATACTTTTTAGGCTATGCCAATTATTTGTTTTTGTTATGGGGATATCTTCTGCTCCAACGTATGCAAAGAAATCTTTTTCGATACCCTTTGAGTCTACCAGATCTCCTACTGGAAGGCATAACATTTCTATTGATTCAAAGAACCTAAAGGTATCAACAACCTGCGCTCCTGCAGGACATGGGGCTATCTTAGCCTTTGACATAGTGGCATAGTAGTTTTTAGGTGTATCTCCTTGTGCAAAGCCTGGAGTGGGCTTGTAGAGGCTGTTTGGAAGGCCTAGCATGGCTTCTCCAAGTTCTTTTCTACGCTGGTGAGTTATTTGACCACCAAAATAAACATCATATTCTTTGATAGGATAGTTAGGCAAACTGTCTTTAATATGCTGAGGAGCACCGATAAAAACCTTGTTATATTTTTCATGTTTTTGGTGAGGGTATTGAACCCATATCTCAATATTAGGATGAGATATCTTATCTACATTAAAATAAGCACCTTCATCACCAGTAATAAATAAAACTACCCTGCCTAAATTTTTCAATTGTTCAGATATTCTATCTTCTTTGCCAGCATTTCCCTGACCAGGAATAACAACAAAGGCACGTTCTTCATTTGGTATCTGCTTCACAGTTAACTGCTCAATATGATTTCTATCAAAGGTTTGTTTTAATAGACCGTAATCCCATTTACCATCAGCAGAATCAAGTGGATCAATAGAATATAGATAGGCCTTAATCATTTCATAGCCCTTACAAACATCCATTGTGGATGCATATGGTTTTCAAAAACTAAATTATTAAATCCTATGTCAGTCAAAACCTTTTGAATC